AATATACCTCCTCCAAGGTCAATCTTTGGAAGACTACGAAGTTCACACTCCCTCTCCACCATGGAGTGAAAGTACTTGTCCCTCAGTCTCATTGGCTGCCCCTCAGCGGGGATCGTCAAGTCTGCACCCTGACCACATAGTTCCTGTATGAGACCGTTGTACTGTATCCACGTATTCTGCCCGTCTTGTCGACGACGATAACCGTAGAGTCCCAGCGGAATGTGATGCATCTTCGTGGCAAGATATGTTCGTGCCATCAGGTCAAAGTCGTCAGCTACAGGAAGTGATGGATCATGACCACCAATGCTCTCATAGACAGACCGTCGCCAGGCTCGTAAGTGATTCGGTGCGTAGAGGATCTGGCACAGGTTCCTAGCATTTACCTCTCGAGAGCGAGTGGCCAACAATTTTCGGCCGCGGATCTCACAGGGATACGAAGTCCATCCATATGCCTCTGAATAGGTGAAGGGGGTTCCTTCAGGATCAATCCACTCTGCGGTGTCGGAGAACACGAACCCGACCTCAGGATCCTTGAAGGCTTCGGCCACATGCGACAGGGCACCTGCCGCCAAGACGTCGTCGTGGTCGAGTTCCAAGAGCACATCACCACGAGCGGCAGCGCACAACTGCCCTTTGGCGTCTCCGACTCCCTTCCACTCTCCCAAACGAACGACCCTGACACGAGGATCGTCAGGGACACGTGACATGTCTGCCGAACCGTTGAGCCCGATGACCCACTCAAAGTCGACCTCCTGATCTCGAAGAGAATCCCAGGCCTCCGGTAGCCATGTGGTATTGTTGCTGGGAGTGAATATGGAGATCAGCATCGTGTACCTCCCCGCGCCACAAACTCCCGAGTGCGACGTTCAAATTCTGTCGCGGCCGCGGCACCGAATGTACGCCACGTGTCGGTGGTGCATATCTCGAGGAGACGTTGTCCCAGTTCTTCCGGTTTCACTTCGATTATGAGTCCCTGCATTCTGTTCTCCTGACTGGGTTCAGACACCACCGTCTTTCCATTGATGACGGGATAGAACATCCTCACCTGCTCCTGTCGGTTCCATGGTTCAAAGGCGTGAAGATTGAGCACCACTTTGGCGTCTGCGATGTACCTGTCGATGTCTTGAATCTTACAGTAAGACCAGACGAATGTGTTCTTCGCATAGAACTTTCTCTGTATGGCGTCGATGAGGTTCGCCCTACGAGGATTCATGGTGCCGTAAAAGAGGACGTCGATGGAGGGCTCAGGAACCGTCTCGATGCGTCGCAGCGATTTCGTGTACAGCGGAGGTAGGACCTTCTTGACGACGACGTCGAAGTAGGAGAGGAAATGGACGTTGAGTTCGTCATAGTCCCAGACCTCAGGGTAGCCTCTCAAGCTCTCGACGATGGAAGGAACGTCAACGAAATTGTTTCTTCCATGGGTACCAAACAACTGTTCTGTCTGGTAGACGATGATCCTCTTCCCTGGGAAATTTTGTCGATACACCTCGTAAGGATACCACATGTAGCAGCCCAGGACGAAGACGACGTCGTTCCACTCGGGTGTGTCGAAGTGTTCGAGCATCATCTCTGTGAGGTGGTTGAAGAAGTCGTTGAGCTGGTGTACGACTATGTGCTTACCTGCTGTGACGCTGTCGGCATGTTTACCTTCATAAGTACTGCCGCTCATGCGACTTCATTCTACGGCATCTTCAGAGGCTTTGTAATTTACTTCTTGTGCAGGATCGTGTAGGTCGAACAACACCTCGAAGCGTAGGCCTCTCTCCTCACAGAAGGCCGCCGCTGCCTCCCACTTGGCGGTGTCCACCTCGTCGTGTCGACCCTTCACCTCGTAGAGGACCCTGTCGTCGAAGGCGTAGAAGTCGGGGACGTAGGTGCGGAGTGATCCGTCGGGGTGGGTGTAGGGGACGGTGATGCCGTGGGACTTCGTGACGGGGTAGCCCCTGGAGATGCAGACGTCCATGAAGGCGGACTCCCAGGAGGAGTGCATCCACTCAGGTTCGCCGGTCCACGGGTTGTGCTTCCATTGGGTCTTGAAGGGAGCTTGGGGGCCGATGAGACCTGCCTTGAGCATTTCGAGGTTACGACGGGTGAGATCGGCCTTGCGTTCAGGATCATTACTCCATCCACGCCTTTGTCCCTCACGTAAGCGCTTGTTCTTCTCAGGATCCTTAAGCGCCTTGGAGACGGACTCACCTATCTTTATAGACAATTCTTTCTTATTCTTTTGGTATGTTTCCCTGATAGATTTATTTCTTTTTTCTATCTGTTCTGTCGTAGGTTTATAACCGCTGACAAAACAACCAGTATGATTGTTGTGAGAGTTGTGACCTGTAACGTAATCGTTGAATTTGTATTGAAATTTGTGCCAAGACACTTCTTGACCGCAATTACAAGAACAAAGAGGAATTTTACCGTTCAGGTAGTGCTTGAGAACATAACCCATTTGACCTCCCAGTTCTTTGTGAGACAAATTCAAATGATTTCCTAAAGATCTTCTGTTCTTACAAGACTTGCCACATTCAAGACAGTTGTGTTGCTCGTCTTTGATTCCTCTTAGCATGAGGTTATTATATTACGCAAGGGCTGATTCGTATATAAAACAAAAGAGGCCACCTTTCGGTGACCTCCTTGTTCAACTAAGTAGTTGATATTGTTATATCACGTTCATGTCAAGAACGGTGACCGTTCCGTAAAAATCGCTTCTCACGGTTTTCTTGCCATACCTCGTCATCACTCCTTTTCTCGGCGTGAAGTCTTCTGGAGCGAAGATCGTGGGTGTCACGATGAGTGGAACGTATGGAGCATACACGTATCCTGTCTCGAGGTAGCTGCCGCCCTTGTAGCCGACGAGGATCTTGTTACGTGAGAAGTAAGGATCCTTGTAGACCGTGAAGCGGTTCGAGAGGGTACCGACCGCCTCTGCACCGATGGTGAAGGGCGAGGCAACCTGTCCTTCGCCGTCGAGCGAGAACTTGGGCTTGTAGAGGACCGAGGCCTCGAGGATCGTGCAGACGTCAGGTCCTGTGACCATGAAGTTTGCCGAGCCGCGGAGGGTCTTGCGATGGATGGTGTTGGCGACGTCGATGACGGTCTCGATGAGGGTCTCGTACCACTCACGGACTGTACCCGTGAACTGTGGTCCGATCTGCAACGAGTCGCCGAGGTTCTGACGAGCGCCGGTGACCTTGTTGACGAAGCGACCAGGTGAGCGGCTCCAGTAGTAGTTGGCGCCGTTGGCCTGCGACACGAGGTCGTTGAGGATCTCGCGATCGATCTCGAGGGCGATCTGCTCCGAGAGGATCGAGGTGAGCTCGACTTCAGCGTCCATCGAGTGATAGGCGTTGAGGTCCTGTGCGAGTTCCGGCGACCACTTGGCGCGGAGCTTGCGGGTCTCAGCTGTGATGCTGATGGCCTCGATCTTGATGTCGATCTCAGGGATGACCGGAGCAGGTGTTGCGCCGAAGTCCGACTCGAACGATGGGATGGTGACGGTGGCGCCTGTGCCGCTGTCGACCGAGAGGGCCGTCGAGACCGCGCAGGTGAGACGACCGTTACCGGCGGTGAGGGTCGAGAGACCGTTTGCACCCTTGAGGACGAGCTGAACGTGCGTGCCGTTGAGTGCATCGGGGGTGAAGTGAGGTGCCGTCGAGGCGCTGAAGTTACCGCGCTTATTGAGACGGCGGAGGTTGAGGACGCCTGTTCCACCCTGGTATGTCTCGCCCCAAGCTGTGGCGTTGGCGCCGAAGCCTGAGAAGACGGCGATCTGCTCGACAGCCGTGAGGTCGACACCCGAGGGAAGGGCCGAGGTTGGAACGTAAACGAAGATCGTGTCGAGAGCACCGGTATCGAGTGCAGTCTCGACCTGCGAGTCGAAGTCCATGAAACGAGCGTTCGAACCGGAGAAGCCCGTTGAGGAGCCGAGGACCTGACCGGCTGTCCAGGTTGTTCCGTTGGCTCCGGTATAGGAGCCCGAGTGAACGGTACCGGCAGCGAAGTTGAGGGCCGTTGTCGAACCTGTCACGCGGCTGTAACCGGTGTTGACGAGGTCGTACATACCGCCGGTGGCGAGCGATCCGCTCTGGACGCCTTTACCGGTTGGGTTGTTGTAGAGCGACTGTCCACGGGTGTAGGTCGACTCAGCTGTCTGACCGGCGGCGACACCGACGTTCGAGCCGTAGGTGTAGTCGAGGTAGAAGATGAGGCCCGAGGGGAGGCTCATTGGCTGGATCGAGACGAGCTCGTTGGCCACGAGGCCGCCGAAGACTCTGCGAACGATCGGGAATGCGATGTTCGAGAAGCCCTGGATCTGACCTGAACCGGCGAGGTTACCACCGCCCGACGAAAGGGCGTTCGATTCCTTGAGGACCTGAGCTGCCTGGTTCTCGAGGAGCTGGGACATTGTCTCACGCTTCTGACCCTCGAGGCCACGGAGGAGACCTGTGCGGCTCCACTTCTCTGTGAGGCGAGCGCGCTCGGCACCCACGTGCTTCTCGCGGATACCCTGCGCGAGCTGTTCAAGACTAAAATGCTTCATGTTAATTCTCCTGAAATTATGTGTTGGTTTGATTGAATCGAATCACTTGATTAATCCCGCGAGGCGTGCCCAGCGGTCTGCCTCAAAGCCCTCATTGAGGGTGTTTGTGGCCGATGCAGGACGTGCCGGACGGGATGCCGAGCCGATGACACCACGATCAGCCGACTCGGTGATCTTGGCGGTGGAGGCCGAGAGGGTCTTCACGAGGCTCTCGTACACGAGCTTCACCTCACGCTCCGACTTCGCCTCATCGAGTCTCTCAATTACCTCGGCCTTCTGGCGCTTTGTGAGGGACTCGTTCTGGAGAAGCTTGTTCGTGAAGAGCAGCTTCGCGTTGAACAGATTCGTTTCTGCCAACTTGTTGCGGAGATTGGTCTCACCCGCTGACTTCTTTGAAGCGCCATTAACGACGGCTCCCTTACGGGTTGCCTCTGAGAGCATACCCTTGAGCTTGTTGGTGCGAGCAACAGACTCGTTGAACTTGGTTGCGAAGTAGTTGTAGGCTTCCTGCATCTTCTTGGCCTGCTTCTTGGCCTGCTGCTTCTCCTGCATCTTCTTCGACTGCTTGGCCTTCTTCTGGGCCTCCATCTGCTTCTTCTTCGCCTGTGTGGCCTTCTTCTTGGCCTCTGTCTGAAGAGCGAGCTCTGCAGAGATCTTGCGGCGGAGGGTCTCAGGCATACGATTACGCTTGTTTGTCTGCTCATCGTCGTTGCTGCGGTCGGTGGCCTGTTCCATCTCGTCCATCTCATCGACTTCGTCCATGGCCTGCTCGAGCTCGTCCATCTCGTCGACGTCGTGCTTTGCCTGCTTCATGTCACCCTGACCGTAAGCCTGATCGAGCTCGTCCATCTCGTCCATCTCGTCGAGCTCTTCCTTCTCTTCCTTCTCATCTTCATCGGCCTCAGTGGTCAATTCAACGTCGGTGAAGGGATCGCCGAGGTCGTCGTCCTCAAAGCCGTCGGCAACTTCACCGGCGCCATTGCCCTTTTCGGCATTCTTTGGCATGTCAGCCGTCTCGCGAAGTGTCTTCATGCGAGCAATTTCACGACGAAGCATTCCCTCGTCAATTTCGACGACAACGTTGTCGCCAAGTCTACGTGATTCCATCTTATCCTCCGAGTCTTCGTCTCCTCCGAGGTCGAGCTCATCTCCACCTTCTTCGGACTCACCTTCATCTCCACCCTCTTCCTCTTCGTCGCCGCCGAGGTCAAGGTCATCGCCCTCCTCGTCGCCTTCGTCTCCAGACTCCTCGTCGCCTTCCTCACCCGTGATGAGGTCGACTCCGATTGAATCGAGGTCCAACTCATCGGGCATACCGGTGAGCTTAAGTGTTACGTCTGCTTCTGAAAGCGTGTTTGTCTTCTTCATCTTCTGCTCCGTGAGCTGTTTTAGGGTGGAATAATATGACTCCAAAATGGACTCATATGAATCTTTCTTGTTAGAATCCTGCATTTCTGTTTGCAAGTACGAATACGTATTCTCCACTTCAGAAATAAGTGAAGAAAGTGTGTCTGAGTAACCTTTTGACTCCTTGACGAGTCTTCCGGCCGAGGTGACGAGCTTTACACTCTTGTTAATATTTGAAAGCTTCGATTCAAAGACCTTGTGCTTCGACTCAGATGTTGCAAGCAGCATCCCCAAACTCTTTGCCGACTCCATGCTCAATTCAAATTCCGAGGTGCCAGGAACCTTAAGAGCATCTAGATCCAAAGTCACCTTTCCTTCCTCATCCGGCATGGACATCGCCGCGGCAGCAGCGTCAGAATCACCTGCCGAAGGAACGGCAACTGCAGGTACAGCCTCAAACTCTTCCGCGGAGGGTGGAGGCAATTCATCCATCAAAAGATTCTCAGGATCAGCCTCAAGCTCACCAAGGCTTGATTCACCAAGAAGCTGGTTCTCAATGAGATCCCTGATTCTTGGTGTCACGGCCTCAAGGAGAGCCCTCTTGGCGTTATCTTCAGCTACTTCCTTTAACTTTTTAACGTCGGCCAACGCCTCTTCGTACAATTGCTTGGTCATGTTTGCTCTTTCTGCAGTCTTAGTTCCCAATTAAGTATGACTTAAACCGATGATTTGCCTTTTTCGAGGTCTTTACCGATAGGCGCAGTTCCCAACTTTTCACTCGTGGTCGATGGAGAAGTGGTTCCTGTGTCGGGAGCACCTGGGACGTATGTCTCTCCCTTGAAGTCTTTAATTGACAACTCAGGATTTTCACTCTTGTCAAGACCTGATGTCTTGCCAGGTCCAGGTGAAGAAACGTCGGGGGCGAAGGAGTTGGCTGGGTCTCCTGCATTCTGCCACTTCACATCAGACAAATTAGGGGCGTTACCAAATGACAAGTCTACGCCATTTGGGAACATTCCTGCATCACCAACCTGCTGTCCATTGGCCGGTGTAAGACCACCAACGCCATTGGTGACATCGGCTGTGGCCCTTGCAACGGCTGCCGCAGCTGCTGCGACGTTATTAGATGGCTCTTGACCACCATAAAAAACACCGGCATCATTGGGAGCCTTCTTGTTGAACAGCTTCCAGAGAAGAGTATTTCTCGTACTCGACGTTGGAACGTAAGTTGTGTATCTACCTTTTCCTGGTCCGCTCATGACAAACTCCCTTTAACAAGATCAAAGTTTCTTTACGAGACGCTTCTTCGTCTCTTGGATCTTCGCGAGACGACGACGAAGACGTGACTCCTCAATCTTGAGGGCCTTCATAAAATCGATGTGCTTCTCAGCAGATTTTTCAGAACCAAACTCATCCGCGTCGACCTCTTCGGTATCCTTGGCACGGTCTGTGGTGTCTTCCATGTCACCAAACTTGGCGACTTCCTCTTCAATGATTCTGCGAAGCAATTGGCTCGTAAGTTTCATGTCAAAATCCTCATCGTAATCTAAGCGTAATTATATGTGTGGATGAAATTGTTCATTTCTTTATTGGTGAATCCGCGAAAGCCAGGCTTGCCCATTTTGATGCTGCTTCATCACCAAAGATGTCTTCAGGGTTTGCAGAGGCCACTATGTGTTCGGCGACACCGCCTGCAGCCGTGGAAGGAATTTGTTGCTGTCTTCCTTCATTTTGAATCATCTTTGGAAGAGTCGACATCGCCGTGTCAGCGAGGATCGACTCCATTATCTTGTTGCCACCCGCTTCACGCTTTATTGACTCTTTGATGGCGGGCGGTGGACGACGAGGCGTGAGTTGCAAATTCTGTGAAGCATTTGCTGATTCACTTTTTAGAGGCTGTCGTAACTGGCTTGAGGCAAGAGACGTGCCTGCTGCAGGAATCTGATTGCCTATGGGCCTTTGAATTTGACGATTCAAAGGCAAAGCTGGGCGTGCAGGATAAGATTGCACGTTTGTTTGAAGTCCTAGATCTCCAAGGCCTTCACTTAAAATTTCAACTAAGCATTCCTTGACAATTAATTTTAATTCTGATTTCGTAATCTTCATTGTACGTCCCGTTGCAAACTCGACGTTATCTATCACTTCTTAGAAGTCAATATCTCATTGACTATGCGATCAATTCTGTCGGACTTGTTGAATATACTACGTAATTCTTTTGAATTTATCGTTCGACCTTCTGGTAGCATGAATGCACCAGGAGTTGAAGGCTCAGAGACATAGTCCCAACAGATGAGCTGGAAATCGTCCTGAACGATGTGATAATCGCCCTGCTTCTTGACGGAGCCTACACCACGTGAAGAAATTCCAAGCTTGACTCCACTCTCGACGAGAGACTGAAGGATCTTGCCTGAAGGTGTGTCGAGTAGCTCGACTGTTCCGTACACCACACCGCGATCGAGGTAAGCCTCTTTGATGACGTGTGAAACGTTCTTGAGGTTGACGACCGATGAATCGGGATGGTCCAGTTCACCAAGAGCACGATTCTCGGCGATGAACTTCTGATAGTTTCTAACTTCTCTTTCAAGAACGTTCATCGGATAGATGCGGCCGTTCTGGTTGAGTGTGTCGGCCTTCTGAAGGATGCCCTTCATGACGACCTTGCCGTTGTTCTTGTCCCGAGACTCCTTGATCATGTCAGGAGTGTAGTCGAAGACCTCGTATGAGTTGAGTAGTTTCAGATCCTGTGCCATGACATCACTCCTTCGTTTCCAGCTCATCCCTGAGCTTTGAGTAGAGCATGAAGCGAGTCACCGTCTCGTCGTCCACGAGTTCGAGACTCTCGCCGAGGAGAGTGCCCTTGGTCTCCTCTAACTTGTTCTTGAGATAATCGTTTTGAACTTCTGACTCATAGCCATCGATGAGGCTCACAAGATCAGACTTGATCTCTTGTAGCTTGAGCTTAATTGATGTCTGGTCCTCCGAGGCAGTCGAGTAGGCGTAAGCCTTGATGAGTGACTTCTGTTGCTCATTAAGGACACCGTTGTACTTCTCATTGAGCTTCTTGGTCATGACCTTCATGAGAAGACGTGCCGTTCCAGAAGTATCTTCTGCGATTGTTGCATCTTCCTTTTGAACCTTCTCGGTTACCAAGTGCTTCATGACTTGATCTTCATACTGGGCAACTTTATAAAGATCCTTGTTGGCAGCGCGCCACTCATTTAAAAGTGTCTGAATAGTCGCGAAGGTCCTGTACTCATTGACGTGTTGATCATAAAAGTTCTCATCATTGAGAATGTGATTGATGTTTCTGATGAGGATAGACTTTTCGCGGTCTAACTTATCA